TCACGTCCAAAGGGACGCCCAACCCAGCCGACAGGCGGATGAAGGCGCCGAGATTCTGGGGGATGTCGGGTTCGAACAGGGCCAGGCGCATGGTCTTTTCTACCCCGGTCCGCGACGCGGAAGTGTAGGGAAACAGAGGGTTTGGCGGCACCGGGAGGCGGGACATGGCGGGCCGAAACCGGGACGAAAGCGGGATGAAAATGCGGCCAGCCGGGCTTTTCGGCGCCTCGATGCGGCCCGCGGGCAGCCGGCGGCCGACTCATTAAGTGTGGCGGCACCCGGCCGATCGGCGCCCAGGCGGCACAGTTCGGCCCCGGAGGCCCTGATCGGCCCATTTCGCCGACAAGCCGTTCGAAACAAGGACTTAGCCGGCCGTCGCCGCCACGCCGACCGCCCCGAAGTGCCGCCGTGGCCCGACACAGAAGCACAGTTGACACAGAAGCGGGCGCGAGAGCCCTAAAGTGCCCGTCCCGCCGGCGATTTCCGCTCGCCGCACCAGTCTGGCCGGTAGCCCAGCGGGTAGGCCTCGGCGAGCCCGTTCCAGCGCAGCAAATCACCCAAATCGACCCCGTCGATGGTGACCCGGGCGATCTGCCGCCGGTAGTGGTCGCGCTGCCCGGTCGGGAACACGGCGACCTCCCGGCTGGCGACCTGGGCGCGCACCCAATCGGCCGCCTCGGCGCCCAGCTTCGCCTCCCGCCGGCAGCGCGCCCGCGACCCGGTCTCGGGCGTGTCGGCGCGGTCCAGTCGAACGCGGGTCGAAACCCCTTCGAGGAGCACGTCGAACGTGTCGCCGTCGACCACCCGGACGAGCGGCCCGGCGTCCTGGGCGACGGCAGCGGCCGGCACCAAGGCGGCGACCAGGGCAAGGGCTGCGAGGCGCATGCCGACACCCTGCCGGCCGACCGTGGCGGTTGAAGGGCGGACTCGCCGGCCTTACATTCGGGGCGGCGGATGCGATACCGGCGACGAGCCCTGCATCCGGTAGGCTGGCCGGCAACGGCTTGACCGATTTGTGGGGGGATCTGCAGGCCCCACTGTCCGCCCCTCACTCCACCACCCCCGCGCGAACGACCGGCAGCTCCCGGGCCACCTCGAGCTGGCGTCCGCGGACGCGGTGGAACGTCGTCATGAACAGCGCCTCGCCCGAGCCCGTCCGCTTCACCGTCGCGCGATAGACGCGTGGCGTGCCGCGGGCATCGCGCAGCAGCCCGAAGAGCTGGATCACGCCCGGCTCCTCGTCCTTCACCACCAGGCCGGCGCGGAACAGCTCGGGCAACTGCCGATACTCCTCGAGCGTGATCTCCGGGTGCCGCGCCGCCTGCTTCGCCATCGTGTCGCTCGACAGGTCGACCCGCCGCACCGTCACGTCCAGCGCTTCGGCGATCGCGTCGTCCACCCAGCCGACCGGCGCCGCGCCCTTGATGCGCGCCCCGACCAGGTCGTCGAAGTTCTGCGACTGCACGGCGAGCCGCGCCGCCTCCTCGCCGAACGCCGCGCCCTTGTATCGCGCGGGATCGGGGAAATAGGCGCCATCGCCGGGATTGTAGGCGAAGCTCGGATCGACGCCGGCCGGCACCTGGCTGCGCTCGCCGGTGCGCCGGTTGACGAAGATGCGCGGCGGCCCGTCGTCGGGCGGCTCGTCCCACACCTTCCAGCCGCGCCGCTTCAGCATGCCCTCGGTCATCTGAAGCACGTGGCAGCCGCAATTCCAGTCGGAGGGCGGGAAGTGCGTCTTCCACCACGGATGGTCGACCGGCAGGCACACCGGCAGTCCGCCGTCGAGGCCGCCCCACTTGCGATGCAGCGGCCGGTTCCGCTCGCCCTTGTCTGTTGCCCGATAGACCAGGTACGGCAGCGCCTCCTTGGTGCGCTGGATGCGCGTCCACTGCCCGGCGGCGTAAGCCGTCCGCATGTTGGTGTTGAAGATCGTTCGAAGCCGCTTCGACGTCGTGAGATCGACCGTCTTGACCTCGCCGGTGGCGTCGTCGCTGACCTCCTTCGGCTCCCACCACCCTTTGGCCGACAGCCGCCGCTTCATCTCCTTCCGGAAGTCGGCGAGCGTCGTGCCCTTCTCCAGGCCCTCGGCGACGGCCGCCCTGATGTCCTCCAGCACGTCGAGCCGAGCCACGCCCGCCACCGTGAATGCCTCGCTGTGGGCGCGGTGCATCATGTCGAGGTAGCTGAAGCTGGTGCGGTAGCCCTTCTGCCGGAAGAAGGCGATGGCCTCTTCCGGCGGCAGGGCCTTGAACTCGACGGCGACGGCCATCTACCGGTCCCGCAGCGGCGCGCCCAGCTCGCCCGCCAGCCGCGCGTTGAACATCGCGCGCGCCAGCGTCTCCACCAGCTTCTGCCCGGCCGGCTGCCGGGCCATGCCCTCCAGCCGCGCCAGCAGCTCCTCCAGCGACGTGCTCTCGTCGATCGCCGCCTCGATCGCGCGCCGCATGTCCTCGATCAGCGCGACGTCGCCCAGCTCGTCGGCCAGCCTGTCGATCGCGTCGGGCGCCGCCGGAGGGGCCGGCTCGGCGCTGAGCTTCGCCCTTCGGCCAGGGGCGCGGGCGGATGGACCGCCGCCGCCGTCGTCAGGAGCGACAGCCCGAGGCTCCTCCTCCGGCGACGGCGGCCCGCCGGGTTCTTCGCCCGGCTCTGGACGCGCCGGCGGCTTCAGCAGCACGACGTCGCGACCCTTGGCGGGCTCGGTGAGCCCGAGCAGCGGATAGACCTGGCTGGCTTCGACCGGCAGGCCGAGCCGCACGAACTCCGGGATCGACTTCAGCAGCAGCTCGACGTTCTTCTGCTCGCCGAGCCCGATCTTGATCTGCGGATAGCCGTCCTGCGGGCCGTGATTGAGGTCGATCGCCGGCCGCACCAGGTCGCGGTTCAGCGTCATCGACAGCATCAGCCCGTCGTAGAGCGCGATCGCGTCGCGCACGCCCTCGTGCACGCGGCCGACCGCATAGCCGCCCTTGCTGGCGTCCGTCGTGCCGGTCTGGCCGAGCACGAGCTTGGAAAGCTGCTCGTCGAAATAAATCGCGTTCTCCTTGAACGCCGCCCCGCCGCCCTGGCCGCCGTCGGCCGCGGTGAACTCGATCGTCATGCCCTCGGGCACGATCGCGGCCGCGTCGCGGCCGATGTTGCGCAACGCCGCCAGGAGCTGCGACTTCTCGGTCCGCGTGGCGCCCATCGGGAACTTGCCGACCCGGATCGGCAGCCCGTAGCGGTCGAGGAAGATCTGCCAGCTCTTGATCGAGAAGTTCTTGAACATCCACGCCCACACGGCGGCGCGGCCGAGCCCGTCGCGGATCGGGATGCCCGAATTGAGCCGCGCGCGGTGCACGATCCAGCCGAACGGCTTCAGCGGCTGCGGCTGGCCCTGCTCGTCGAGCAGCAACGGCGTCTCGAGGTCGCTGCGGTCGTAGCGGAAGAAGCCCGGCTCGCGGCGCTTGATCGCCTTCGGCATCCACTGGCTGGCGCTCGTGTCCCAGATCAGCTCGCCGAACGCCATGCCCTTGTCGAGTGCGTCGCCCAGCTCGAAGCGGGCGTGCGTGAAGTCCGGCATCTGCACGATGCGGCGGATGAAGTCGGCCTGGTCGACGTGCGCCGCCTTGTCTGAATACGGGTCGACGGTGATCGGCAATTGCGCCAGCGCCGCCCGGCGCTGCGAGAGCACGCCGCGATAGTGCCACTCGCGCTCGGCGACGTCGGCCAGCAGCGCGTAGTAGCGCGACGGGTCGGTGCCCTCGCTGTCGCGCAGGATGGCGGCCAGCCCGTCGGGCGACAGGCCCCACGACGGATGCTCCGGCATCGGTTGGCGCACGCCGGTGACGGTCGGCCCGCCCTCCTCCTCGGTGAGCCGCGCGAGATCGACCAGCTCGCCGCGATGGTCGCGATGGATGATCCTCGGAGCCATGTCACCTCACCACGTCGCGCGCCGGTCGGCGGCGCGGTCTTCGTCGTCGTCGTCGAGATCGTCGGCGCGCATGCGCATCCGCGAGCGCCCGCCCTGCGCCGGCGGCTCGTAGACGTCGCCGGCGCTGCCGCGCACCGCCTCGTAGCCCTCGGTCGTGAACGGCTCGGCGCGCGAGGCGGCATAGGCCAGCACGGCGGCGATGGCGCTGTCGCCGTGGCGCTGGCCGCGCTTCTCGCCGCGATCGGGATTGCGGTCGCCCTCGGGCACGCGCGGCACGCCGTTCACCAGCTTGACCAGGCGGAAGTCGCCCATGATGTCGCGATCGTTCGGCAGGTCGGCGGTGCGGTCGTCGATCGCCGCCTTGAGGCGCGGGAAGTTGTCGATGTACCAGTCGGCCGACAGCTTCACCGCCTCGACGCGCGCGACGCCGAACCGCTGTTGCATGCGCTCGGCGAGATAGGCGCCGTTGCCGGTGGCGTCGAGCTTCATCGCCTGGAAGCGCGGCACGCCTTGCGCCAGCGCCGCGGCCACCGTCTCCTGCTCGGTGAAGGGCACGTTGCGCAGCTCGACCACGAGGCCGGTGCGTCGCCGGTTGTTGCGCGCCGTCTGGAAGACCCACAGGACGGTCAGGTCGCCCGACCGCGCGAAGTCGACGCCGATCGCGCTCGGATCGTCCGGTGCCAGCGCCTTCAGCGCCAGCGAGAGGTCGACGGAGCTCCACAGCAGGGCCGCCGATCGGCGTGCCTCGTCCGACAGCCGAGCGAAGGCATCCTCCGCCCGCCAGCGCACGATCGGCACGCCCTCACGGGCCGCCTGCTCGAGCGCCGCCAGCGTGAAGTAGGCGCCGCCGCCTTCCGACGGGATGCAGAACAGCTCCTCCGGGTCGTTCGGCGCATAGTTGGCGATCAGCGCCTCGCGCCACTTGGCCTGCCCGGCCTTCGTCCACGCCTCGCCCTTGGACGTGCAGATGCGCTTGAACAGGCCGTCCTTCAGCGCATCGTCGAGCGTGATCGTGTGCAGCGCGTAGGGCTTGCGGCCGCCCCTGATGTCCTGCACCAGCTCGTTGAAGGCGTTGGCTGTGCCGAAGTGCGTCGAGATGATGCGCACCTTGCCGCCCCACATCAGGAGCGCCATGGCCGCCTTTATCATCCCAGGCAGGTCGTCGTGGAACGCGGCCTCGTCCAGGATCACGACGCCCTGCATGCCGCGCAGCGAGCGCGGACGGCTCGGCAGGGCGATGATGGAGTAGCCCGAGGCGAAGGTGATGCGGAACGCCTTGATCTCGCGCGTCTCGCCATCGAGGCCGATGTCGGGGAACAGGAACTCGCCCGAGGCGGCGGCCATGACGGCCTGCTGCAGGTGCTTCGCCCACATGGCGCAGGCGGCGATGAACTCGCGCGCCATCTCGAAATTGTAGCCGATGTAGAAGCAGTTCATGCCGCCGGCCGACTTCTCGGCGCCCGCGATCATCACGTCGTCGAACGCCTCGGCCCAGGTGAGGCCGATGCGGCGGCTCTTCTCCGCGACCTTCACGTCGGCCGTGTCGGCGACCCAGCGGCCCTGGTAGCCCAGCAGGATCGGCAAGCCGTCGTCCTGTGACGGCGCATCCGGGACATCGAACGGCATCACGGCCACGATCGGCGCTGCAATCATGTCGCGCTGGCGGGCAGCATCCTCCGGCGGCAGCGAGATCGGCTGGACAGCGGTTCGAACCGCTTTCGAAGAGGGCCGCCGCGCCATGTCAGGCGGCCGTGCCGAGAACGGCGGCTCGCAGCTTCGCCACGGTGTCGGCCGTCATGCCGGCCGACTTCGCGACCTTCGCGGCCTCATCGGCCGCCTTGGTCGCCGTCTCCTTCCTGATCTTCAGCACGCGGTCGGCGTTGATCTTCTGCGCCGAGGCGATGTCCTTCAGGGCTCCCGCCAGGAACATGACCTCGCGTGGGCCGGGGCCTTCCTTGTCGGTCGGGTCGGCATCGGCCATCTGCTGCGCCTGCCAGAACGCGACCATGTGGAGCACTTGCGCGACAAGCTGGCCGACGTCGCCATCCGGCTCGTTCTCGAGCTTGTCGGCCCACACCTTGGCGATCTCGCGGGTTTCCTTGAGCTTCGCCATGTTCGCGCGCGTCTTGTAGGTGTAGCGGCCGACCGCCGATCGGGAGACATCGCCGCCGATCGCCTGCAGGGCCTCGAGGATTTCGTCGATCGTGCCGCCACGCCGGATCGCCTCGTCGGCCGCCTCCTTCAGGCGCGGATCCATCTCGATCGAGCTGCGTGGGGCCATGTCAGCCGCGCGGTGACGGCTTGGCGACGCCGGGATCGCTGCGACGGCCCGCCGCCACCTCGCCGCCGGCCTCGGTGAGCGTCACGACGGTCGCGCTGGACACCTGCTTCAGCTTCACGAAGCCCTGCTCGGCGAGCCACGCCAGCTCGCTCCGCACCTGGTCGCGCGTCGAGACCAGGCCGAACTCGTTCACCACCATGTGGAGGTAGCTGTCGTTCGAGGTGTAGGCCGCCGCCTCCGTGAGGGCGAGCAGGATGGAGAGCCGGCGGTGTCGGCTGTTGTGCTCCTGGTACGCGCTCACTTGTGGTTCCTCAGGAAGTCGTCCATCCGCTGGACAGTCGCGCGCAGCATGCGGACCTCTGTCGCCACCTCGGTCTGCGACTTGTCGATATTGGCGAGGTCCTCGCGCAGATCGTTGGTGACGTCGTAGCCGGGGAAGCCCTTCAGCCGCTCGTCCAGCACGTCGAGCCGGTTGTGCGCCTTCTGGGCGTGGGAGTGAGCCGCGCCGGCGTCCTTCTTGCTGGCGAAGGTGCTGCGCATCACCAGCATCAGGACCAGGACGCCTACCTGGGCGACCATGAAGACGAGCTGGCCGAGCTTGACCGCCGTTTCGAGATCCATCGCCGTCAGCGTCCCGCCTTCGAGCCGCCGAGCTGCTGGGCCAGCATCGCGTTCTTGGCGTCGGAGCCGCGCGAGCTGCCGACCCAGTACGACACCACGGCCGAGGCCATGCCCGACAGCGAGCCGAGCAGCATGAAGGCGATGTCCTTCTGCTCGGGCGGCACGGTGCGCGTGAACAGGAGCGCCAGCATGATGCCGAAACCCGCCAGCACGAGCAGGCTCACCACCACGGCGCCGTAGGCGATCGGCGACTTCGCCTCGGCCAGGCGCACCGTCTGGTCGCGGGCGCTCTGCACGTCATGCAGCAGCGCCAGCGTCTCCTCGCGCTCGCCGCGCCTTGCATCGGCCTCGGCCTGCAGGATCGCGACCTTGAACTGCAGCGCCGCATTGGGGTCGCGCGCGATGGCGGCCTCGATCTCGTTCGGGTCTTCGGTGCCCAGCACATCGCGCGCGATGCTCGTCACCTTGGCGACGGCGCCGCCGGACTTGTCGCCCATGATCCAGGAGACGACGCTGGGCGCGGTGGCAAGCAGCAGGGGGATCAGCGGCAAGGCCATCGGTCAGCTCCTGGTCAGCGTGTCGAGGCGGTGCGCCCAGCCGGTCGCGAAGACCGCCTGGCTGTGATCGCCGCCGATCTGGCGCATCAGCGCGATCGCGCGCTGGTATTTGAGGCGCCAGTGCAGCGCCTCGACGTTCGCCACGGCGGCGAGCGCCGCTTTGGTCGCCGGGCCCATGACGCCGTCCGCCGTCGCGCCGATCGCCGCCTGCAGGGCGCGCGTCGGCGCGCGCGGACCGGCATGCACGGCCCAATCGAACATGAACTCCAGAAGCGGCCCGTCCTCGATCGCGTCGAGGCCGGGGGCCGTGAAGTACACCTGCTCGTAGATCCGTGCCGCCTCCTCGCGGCTGAGCTGTGCCACGTCGTCCCGGCTCATGGCCATGCCCCGCCAGTCCGACAGCGTGCCGATGGTGATGCCGAAGTTGGTGGCGCCGCCGCGATCGGCTGGATGGTCGACGAAGCCGCCCTCGCGCTCGATCACGCGCTCGATCAGCATCGCCATGACGGCTCGGTTCGCCAAGTCAGCCTCCGCTCGTCGGCTTGAAGACGCAGCGCACGACGCCCTCGGGCGCCTCGCGGAACTTGAACGCCTGGTCGCGGCGGCAATCGGTCTCGCCGCAGCAATGCGCGCCGTCGCGGTCGACGTAGCGCTTGTTCGTCTCGATCCAGTGGGCCTCGCCGTGGGCCTGCGCCACGCGCGCGGCGACGATCATGGCGAGCCCGGCGGCGACCAGGCCGAGACAGAGGATGAGCGAGGGAAGGTGTCGTGCTTGCATTCGGGCCTCTGCAAGGTGAGGCTCGAAAGCTAGGGCGCCGTCAGCCGGGCTTCACGAGGGAAGCCCTTCCCCGGCGGTTTGCTTCACGTGGAACGGGCGGCGTTTCGCCGCCGCGGCGGTCCGGCACCCGGTTTCCAAGACCGGCGCGGCTCGCGTTCCGCGCGGCCAGAGAAGATGAACCACGCTCCCCACAGCAACGCACCGGGAAGCCCAACACAAAACAACAGGATGCCGAGGATCGTGAGGACGGTGTCGGGGTTCATCAAGCTCAAGCCTATCAAGTTTCGAAGCCTAGTCGAACAGCGGCCCGGGGCCTTGCCGCCGCGCCTTGCGCACCATCCTCACCCATCGCCGCGTGCACTGGAACTCGCGCGCGACCTGGTTGTGGCTGCCGGGATGCTCCTGGATGGCGCGCATGCGGGCGGCGGCTTCCATGCGCCGGCCGAGCGCCGTCGGCACCTCGATGTTGCTGCCGCCGTAGAGCCGGCTCAGCACGGCGGCGATCTCGCGGCCGAGCGCCAGCAGGAGCGGTGATCGCTTGCGCGGCCGCACCGGGACCGTGACCTGCAGGCCGCCGAAATGGTGCATCAGCTTCTCCGCCGCCTCGAAGCCCAGCTCCTCGGCCAGCGCCCGGGCGGCGCCGCGCAGCAGGGCCATGCGCGGATCGGGGCGGGGATCGGGTCGGGGATCGGGCGCCGTCATGCTGGCCTCCCGAGCCGATGCAGGCGGTCGCGCAGCCGCACCTTGTGGACGACCGGCAGCGAGCCGGCGAGCTCGTTGCAGCGGGCGTGGGCCAGCGCGCAGTTCTCCGCGCGCCGCGGGCCGTTCCAGGCGCGCGCCAGCAGCTCCTCGATCGTGACGTCGTCGCCCAGCGGCCGGCCGCAGTAGAAGCAGTCGGGCCCGTCGCGCAGCCGCAGCTCCGCGCGCAGCCCGTCGAGCCCCTTGCCGGCGTGCCGCGACGCGCCGCCGAATGGCCGCCAGGCGCGCCCAGCCACGAAGGCCGCCGCCGCGGTGGCTACATCGGGCCCGCGGACACTGATGCCGCGCTTCTTCGATCGCGCGACCAGGTTCTTGCGGCCGTGCACGGCGAAGCGCAGCAGCTCGCCCGGCACCGGCGAGATCTCGTCGAGCAGCATGCAGCCGCTGTCGAGCAGGAACGCGCGGAACCGCTCAATCGCTGCCGGATCGTCGAACAGGGCATAGGCGCCGCTCATGCCG